CTCCTGCCACGAAGGAGAGACAGACCCCCAACCTTTAGACCCGCTCTTTGCATTTTTGAGGTTCGGACAATAGTCCCTCTATCGTCCGCAACCAGTGCAAAGCTTGTACGTTTGTAACGTGCGAGCAATGAGTGGAACTCCCCCTTTCGGTGAGATGGCCCTCGACGACTGGAAACAGTTGTTGTTAGCAGGCCTTATATTATCGAAAGAAGGAGCCCTCTTTAACTCGGAGCAGGCTGTTACGCAGCTTACTTTGGGTCTGCCAAAGGAAAATCCCGGTGCGCCTGTAACGCAGGCTGACACTGGGCAGCAATGGTTAGCCGCCATGCAGCTCAGAACCGGAACAATCTATCGTGGTTTCACGCGCACGCTCACTTCCTTCGTCTGCTCCTTTCGAGGAGCACCGTACAAGTGGACGTTCATGCTTGGCATGTCCTACTATGTAGTGCGACGGCTGTTGCCAACAGCTGTACGCACGTTCCAAGCCTCAATACACAAATCCCGGATTTTCATCCTTGATCTTCGAGCTCAGCTCCTTGCTTTTTCAGCAATACAGCTCAACTCGCACCACACTTTGAAGAATGCTCTCGAGAAAACCGATTTTTCGTGGACTCGACCGCATACAAACTCCCCCCATACTCACTTCGCCTCGCACCACCATCGTGCGTTTGTGGAGCAACTGATATACGACATTTGCCAATCATGTGGCTACGAACCCTTTGACGAGTCAAAAGCTAAGCGCTCAACACACGTCAAGGGGAGTACTCGCCACTACTTCGCGACAGACTCTTCGAAACCAGCTACTTTTGCTGACTTACGAACACTCGTCTCGCAGTACTTGTTTGGTTATGCCGACTGTTTGATGACCTTTATCGACGTCGCCAGCCATGCACAGGGAAAGTTGACAGCTGCTCTCACAAGGGGCACGCCATGTCTACTTTATACCACCCTGCCATCGCAGGCGTCGGGATATTGGGAACATGAACAGTATTATCGCTTCACTATGGACGGGCTACGATTGCACGTACAGGGCGGTGGGAACTACACCGAAAAGCCGATAGACTTCAGCCAGGACACCTACTCCATCACAGACGGTACTTTCACGACGATCGTTCGATGTGATGCGGTACGGTTGAATGAACTGAAGATTGTCGTCCTTCTTGTTCCCATCACCAAGTACCGCAATTTGACGCTTGCCCTGTTGCACGATCCTTTGGATCCCGGCACTCTTGAATTCCCCATTTTTGATCCTCTCGTCCCTCGAATCGATACGAGCGATCAATTAGTTCATTTTGCCGTGGTCCATGATCGTCCTGCGAACCGAGTGAGCGTGTCCCTCGTCGGACCAGAGCATTTTACTCCAGCGGTGCTTACCAACACACAGTATTCGGCTGTGGAAGCGCTTCACCTGAAGTATCTTACCTCCGGGCGTCAATCTGGATGGCAGACCACGAGAATTCTTGGTCCCCTCCCCAAAACGACGTCCGGTGCTCAACGAGAGGCACGAGACCTGAGTATATCTATTCTTGAGCACTACGTCAACTCACGAGCGCTGGGCATATCCAAGCCCGCGATCGTAGTCGAACCACTGTATGCTACTCAAATTATTCAGCCACCTGTTCGCTTCGATAACGAACACAAACCGCAATTGGTGAAGTTCATGCAAGCTCTTGACCCCCGTTCTTGGAATCCGGCTTCTTGCCGGAGTAACGAGACGACCGTCGAAGGCTTCGAGCAGAGGATTAAGAAACCTCAGCTTGCAGCCCGATCATGGTCGAGGCGGGCCACGACACACTGCACGTACTTCATCAAGCGGCTCGCTGAAGATCTTACGGATAATGGAGCTCAACTCCTATTTCCGTTGACGTTTGAGGAACTCGCAGCAATGGCCGACAACCCCGTGAAGATGAAGAAGATTCTCGATCAGGTTGAGTCACACCGACCTGGCGAGTTAACCAAGACTACTATATTCCCGAAGGGGGAGGCTTCAAAGTGGGGCGGAACATTCATGAGAACCATCGCGTCCGGACGCGGAGGCTCACAGGTGATTAGCCAATTATTCGGAGTCGCACTTTCGATGCGCCTCAAGATGAAAGGCTACAGCTACTCCCTTCCCCCGTATTTACTTCACGACAAAATCCAGGCCAATACCGTCGACGCCATAGCGGTCGTTTGTACCGACCGCAAACTCGCTGACGGCAATTGCAACCAGGGTTGCCGTGATATGCATCACTTGCTGTATAGGACTCTTTTCGAGGAGTTCCTTAACAGCTTGATGATGGATGTGGAGGATATTACTCAACACCGTAGGAAAGCACTCATCCATAACTATCTGGCAGAAACAAGCTACGTGGCCAATTTTGGACCATGTGTCTTGTCAGGCAGTGGCGACACTACCGCTTCCCAGACTGTTACCGGCATGATGATTGCTTTCTTGACCTACAAATTGCTACAATCCAAGAAGTTCCCGATTAGTGACGAAGAAGCTTACCTCCGAGCGGTCTCATCCGAGCCCATCTCGGGGGACGACAGCAACTTCATCATTAAAGAACAAGATTTACACGACGTTCCCGCGTTGGTCACGGCCGTTCGACAAGCCGGCCGTGAAACATCGCAGACAATTGAGATTGATGCCGTGTGCACAGCATATGGCACCCCCGGACAAGTGATAACCGTGCCTGACGGCAAAGGAAACCCAGACCTACATTTACCAGTCACCCGTTACTTTCAGTTCCTCTCGAGGTACTATGTGATGGGCGGCGAATACAGTCTGGCTGACCATAAGCGGTTTTTCAGTAAGATCCATTGGAGTGTCTTACGTGCTGCACCGCGCGGCTTTTCTCAAGAAGAACTCAATCGTATATTTCTTAACGAGAAGGCGAGAGCATGCCTCGCCCTCGGACAACCTGGGTTGCCGCTTTATGACTTCGGGGCATATGCACTCGAGTACTCAGCTCTCCACGCCCCTCGCACCTTGATCGGTCGCGAGGGTCACGTGGGCGATTCTTGGTTTGCGAAACTTGCTAATAAGATCCGTCCAGACGGGTCGAATCACAGCGGGTTTCCCACACCTATCGCGCCAAGTGCTTGGATGCTAAGCGTCTTTGATGAGACGTACCCGCAGTTTGATGTGGATCTTTTCAGGTGTTGTATTGAACAAGGAGTAGACCCTTTGAAATTCCCCGAGATGGTATCACCCTACGACCCCGATATTCCCACTTTCAAAGCCGCCCGCTTAATTGAGGGCCAGCTTGTGGGGACGCCGGAACAGGAATACGCCGCGCTTGTCAGCACGGTTTCCCATTCCTCATCCGAAACGCATGTGACTGCGTCTGAGGGGTCGATTGATACCGAGATTACCTCCGTTAAATCGGAGGTACGTGTCCCCAAGAGGCGAGGACAGAAAGGCAAGCAAATTGCGCGTGAGGGCGCGCACCCTCGGGCTAAACAGCCCTAACGGCCCGGGACTTCCCGGCCGGTTCTCCACACTTTCGTAGATGTAGTACTCTATCACCCAGGACTACTTAGCAGTTTTCTCACCTGGGGCGGCGGAATTCATTAATTTGAGCATCGGTGGCTACGGCCACTTGTAATAACATATAGAAGTGCGGGGACTACGGCCATGGGGAGTCTCGGGCTGGGGGTCACGCCCCCCATTCAGTCCCCTAGGCAG